GCCCTGCAACACATGCAGGCTGGCGGCTCTGGCACCGGCATCATAGCGCATGACGATGCGGTCGATGCGGGGGAGAGACGGGTCGGCCAGCGGCATGGTCAGGGTGTCGGCCTCCCGCTTGGTGATGGAGTAGCCAGTGAAGCGGCTGGGGTGCACCCAGCCACGGCCCGCCCCCACGGTGACCGTCAGCCCGCCTGCGGCTGTCACCGGGAAGTCCTCAGCTCCGCTAAACACACCCGAGGTAAGGCCCGCAAGGTAGGCCGCCACGTCTGCGGCATCGAAGTCGCAGTCGTTGGCGGGATATAAAACGATTTTGCTCAAAAGATCATCTCCTTAGCTTGCGCCAGACCGGCGTACCCAGCCGCACGGTGCGGGTGGTGCTGTCGCTCTGGCTTTGGGTGATGACATCGGCCACCCGGACGGTGGCCTTGTAGCCCAGCTCCGGGATGGTGCAGAAGGCCACGTCACCGGGGGAAAGGCCCTCGGCATCGATGATCAGCTCAATGGAGCCGGTGCGCAGCTGTTCCAGCAGTTTGTTGGTGCCCCGGGCCATGAGCCGTTCGAGGTAGGCTTCGCTCCTGCTGGTCTCGCCCTTTTCCTCGTCCGGCTGCACATCCCGGGCATCCACATACAGCTCCCGCCGGTCGGCCCCGGTGGCATCGGTCAGGCCCACGGTCACGGTGGCCCGGTTCTCGCCCTCACCGGCCCCCTGCACCACGGCGACGTTGGCATAGTCGCTGTCCCCAAAGGCCCACGCAGCCTGCTGCAGGGAGCCCCACTTGGTACTGAACCTGTTGTTGAGGTCGGCGGTGGGCCGATAGACCTCGAACGTTAGTTTTTTCTGGTCGTTTTTACCACTGAGCCGCACCCGGAAGCCCAGATCACAAGCCGCGCCGATGGTCATCAGGTAGTCCATGATGCTGCCGCCGGAGGTCTGGGCGGTGTAGGTGGTGTCGAAGCCCACAGCAGCACCCAGCTCCAGCTTGGGCCATGGCTGCATTGCGCTGACCAGTCTGCGCATGGCCTGTTCCGCGTTCTCGTTCTTCACGATGCTGGTACCGGCCCGCTTGGTGAAGATCCACGTCCCCGGGAAGCCGGTGACCACTAAGTTGCTGTCCTGATTCTCGTTGCTCCGGTGGCAGATGCGCATGGGCACATCGCTGTCATTGCGGCGCAGCCAGCGGCCCTCCCGGAGAAGAGCGAGGTTCTCCTCGGTGGGCCGCACTTCCAGCGTCATGCTCCCCTCGGTGTTGTAGGGCTCGTCCCAGTAAAGGCTCACCCACACCTCCACCCGGCCCAGCCGGGCGAGGGTCAGCTCGTCCAATACGTCCAGCGTCACGAGATCACCTCCGGCAGGATGCCCGAAACCATGGGATAAAAGCGCACCGTCACCTGCAGGCTGGTCTCGCCGCTGTCGGCGGTGGCTTTGAGTAAGTTGTCGCCCGGGGCCAGCTCCAGCAAGTCGCTGTCCTCATCCAGCAGGGAGAAGATGTTCTCCTCCGTGCCGTCCTCTGTCCGCTTGACAGCCAGCTTGTCGGTGGTGGTGCGGTAGATCTCGATGACCTGCCCGGGGGTCAGGGTGGTCAGGATGCGGATGCTCTGGCCGGTGACGATGTTCAGCACGGTGGGGTTGACCACAGCGCCGTCGCTCTTGAGGGTGGCCGTGAAGGGCACTGCCAGTGCCCCGGGGTTGACCGCGTTCAGCCAGCCGACGGAGGTGCGCACGCCGAAACGGTGGGGTGTGCTGTAGTTGATGGGCAGCCTGAAGCTGGGCACAAAGCCGTTGATGCAGAAGCTCTGGGCGGTCAGGTCGTACCAGAAGGGTTTCGGGCAGAAGAGCATGAAGGCCAACACCGGGTAGGGGTGGATGCTCTTTGTGTAGGGGGTCTTGGAAAGCACGAAACGACAGAAGAATTTATCCTCGAAATACATTGTGCCGCTGGTGAAATAGGGCAGCTTTTCCAGCAGTAATTCCGCATCCGCATCGCCGTGGGAGCTGTGGCAGTGGATGATGAGCTCACGGCTCACCCCGGCCACGCTCTGGCGCTCCACGCTCACGCCCACCTGGTTCACGCCCTGTGCGGTCTGCACGTCCACGTCTACGCCATTGATGGGGTCGAGGGAGTAGGGCGTGCCGTAAGCCCACCCGATGTCGAGAGTGGCCCCGGCATCCGTGACCAGCTGCAAATGGTCTTTTCTGAATGGCATTGTGGAGCCCTCCTTTCATCGTTTCTGGGCCTTGGCCCGGTCGGCTTCCCAGCGGGCTTCCCGCTGGAGGTCTGCCGCCGTCTGGGCCTTGGAGTAGATATACTGGTTGACCGTGGTGTCGCCCTCCCGGTGGTAGTTGTTGGCGGCTGCGGCCACCTGTGCCGTGCCGGAAGCGGCCACAGACCGGCTGATGGCCATGTTGTCCGATAGCACCAGAGAATCGGCTTGCCGCACCATCTCGGCCAACTTGCTGTTTGCGGCCAGCAGGGCCTCGGTGTTGGCCTCCACAGCGTCGGTCAGGTCTTTGTCCGGGGTGGGAGCCGTCGGCGTGGTGGGGGCCGTCGGCGTGGTGGAGCTGCTGGTCTTGGTGATGTCATTCAGGCTGCGCTCAATCTTTGTCTGGATGCCATCCACATAGGTGGTCACGGTCTTGTAGGAGCGCTCCACGCCGTCCACCAGCTTGGTACCCGCCTCGGTGACGGTCTTGGTCACTCGCTGGGTGATCTTGCCGGTCTCGTCCTGCAGCTTCTCGGTGAGCACCTTGGTGGTCACGGTGCTGCCGTCGGCATTGGTGGTCTTGCTGGTGTCGGTCATGCTCTCGATGACCTTCTGAGAGCTGGCGGAGGTGCCGGAGTTGCTGGGGTTGTTGATGGCTTCCTGCTGCTGTTTCCGTTCCGCCTGCCGCTTGGCCCGGTCGGCAGCGATCTTGTTGGCGTAGTCCCACGCCGGATTGGAGATGTAGTCAATGTGACCGCCGAAAAATCCGGCCACGAAGTTATAGGCACCGATCAACCCGTTGATGAGGACGATAAAGCCCTCGATGCCCGCCGCCACGACGCGAAGCAGGCCCTCGAAGATGTAGCTCATAAAGTCCTCAACGCCCGCCCAGACATTCTGGAAAGTGTTGGCAATCTCTTTGTTTTTGCCGGAGAAGTTCAGCAGGGCACCCACCAGCATCCCGATGAGGGAGATGACGAGGAGGATGGGGTTTGCGTCCATGGCCACGTTCAGGGCGGTCTGCCCGGCTGTGGCGCTGGCCGCGGCGGGCACGAACTGCGCCACCAGCCCCATGGCCAGCTGAGAGAGGTTCCCGAACACGCCGCTCAAAGCGCTGCCCAGCTGGTTCAGGGCCCCCAGAGCGATGGAGTTGATCTGCGCCTGCTGTTCCTTGGTGCAGGCCTGCCAGAAATAGCTGGCAGCCCACAGGCCCAGGCTCTCGAGGTCGCCATCCTTGAGGGCCGTTGCCAGCGTCTCGATGGCCCCCAGCGCATCCGTCTGGATGTCGGACTGGATTTGCGCCCAGCCCTCGGTGAGCTTGGTGCGGAGCTGGGTGGTCAGCAGCTCACCCACGCTGCCGTACTGGGGCCCGGCATCCTCGATGGTCTTTGCCACAGTCTGTGTGCCGTCGGCGGCGATGGTGGTCACGGTCTTGACCGTGTGCTGCACGCCCTCGATGACCTCAGTGCCGGTGCTGGTGATGACCCGCTTGACCTGCTCGCTGCCGTCTGCCAGCGTCTCGGTGGTGGTCTGGGTGGTGACCTTGGCCCCGTCCACGAGGGCCGTCTGGGTCGCGGTGACCGTGGAAACCACATCACGGACGGCTTCGATGCTGCGCTTGACAGATTCAGAGCCATCGGCGGCGCGTTCCGTGACCGTTTTTACGGTCTTGGCCACGCCGTCGATGATCTGCTGCGAGGTCTCCGTGATAATCTGTTTCTGCTGGGTGGAGCCGTTCGCCATGGTTTCGGTGACGGTCTCGGTCACGGTGGTTACGCCGTCCACAATCTGTGTAGCGGTGTCTGTGACGGAAGCGACCACAGTCTTGGCTGCGTGCTTCACCCGGGCGGTGCCCTTGCTCAGACCCTGCGCCAGACCTTTGCAGGTGTTCACGCCGATCTCGTCAAAAACCTTGGAGGGTGAGTGGATGCCCAGAACCCGCTTGACGATGTCGGGCAGCTGCTGGGCCAGACCACCGACTTTCTTCACCAGGGTCGCCCAGCCGCCGGTCAAGCCCTTCCACAGGCCCTCTACGATCTGTGAGCCGATGTCCAGCCACCGGAAGGCGATGAACACGTCAAAGATGGCCTTGCAGATCTGGGGGATATTGGCCACGAGGGTAGGCACTGCCTGAAGCAGCCCCTTGCCCAGCATGAGGATCAACTGGATACCGGCCTCGAGAATCTTCGGGGTGTTGTCATTGATGATGCTCGCGATATCCGAAACGATACCGGGCAGATACTCAATCAGGGTAGGCAGCCCATCCATCAGGCCCTGCATCAGGCTCAGAATGAGCTCGATGCCTGCGTCTATGATCTGGCCGATATTCTCCCGCAGGCCGCTGGCAAAATCAGCGACAAGGGGGAGCGCCTTGGCCAGAAACTCGGGGATACCGGAGGCCAGGCCCGCGCTCAGCTGAGAGATCATCTGGATGCCGGTGCTCACCAGCTGAGGCAGGGCAACGCCCAGCGCCTGCACCAGAGCGCCGATGATCTCAGCGCCGGACGAGAGCAGCTGCGGTGTAGCTACTACGATATCCTCTGCAAGCTGAACGATGATCTCGGTACCGGAGGTTACCAGCCCCGGCAGCTGTGCGGTAACGCTGGCGGCCAGATCGGAGATGATCTGACCCGCTGCCTGAAGCATCGCTTCCGGGCCGCCCTCAGACAGGGCCTTTGTCAGGGTAGAGAAGCATTCGGAGCCCCACTTGGCTGCCTCGTTCAGGCTAGGCTCCAGATAGTCGTAAATACCCAGCTGCAGGCCCTCCAGGGCGCTCTGCATGATGGTGACGGAGCCCTGCAGGTTGTCCAGCTGTGTCTCTGCCATCTGGGCCATAGCGCCGGAGTCACCGGCTGCCTCGCCCGCTGCGTCGATCTGCTGGGCCAGTGACTCCCACTGCTCACCCTGCGCCGTCAACAGGCCGTTGACGGCTGCGAGGTCGGTCTTGTTGAACAGCGCGTTGATGACGCTGTCCTTCTGCCCCTGTGTCAATCCAGCCAGAGAGCCGCTCAGGTCGGTCAGGATGTCGTCCAGGCCGCGCATATTGCCCTGCGCATCGTACACCTGCAGGCCCAGCTGCTCCATGAGCTTGGTGGCATCATCGGTGGGGGACTGCAGGGACAGTATGATGTTGCGCAGGTGCGTGCCGCCCTCTGCGCCCTTGATGCCGACGTTTGCCAGCAGGCCCAGGGCGGTTGTTAGCTCCGTGGTGCCGCCCTTCAGATTCGCGGCGGTGCCGCCCACTGTCAGGATGGCTTCGCCCAGCTGACTGACGTTGGCGTTGGCTTTGCTGGCCGCCTTGGCCAGTTTGTTGCCGAACTCGTCCACATTCTGCTTGTTGGCCTCGAGGTTCAGCGAGGCCATAGCATCGGTGACCAGATCGGACGCATAGGCCAGATCCATGCCGCCCGCTGCGGCCAGGTTCAGGACGCTGGGCAGCACCTCAGCAGCCTTGTTAGCATCGTAGCCAGCAAGCGCCAGATAGTTCAGAGCGTCCGCTGCCTGTGTAGCAGTGAACGCTGTAGTGCTGCCCATCTCCTTGGCCTTGTCCGTCAGGCTCTGGATCTGATCCACACCCACGCCCATGGTGGCGGCCACCTGGGACATGGAGGACTGGAAGCTCATGCCGACACCGACAGAGGTTTTTGCCAGCGCTGTCAGCTTTCCGGTAGCAGCTTGCGTCAGCCCGGAGATCAAATTGCCTGCGGCTACCGACATCGCGCTCAGGCCCTTATTAAAGCCGCTTGCGTCCAGCCGGGTATCGCCGGTAATACTGTAGTCCGCCACTGTGTCCACCTCTCATTCGGAGCACGGGCACAGGGGCACAGGCTGTTATAACTTGATTTCTACCTCCCGCTTACATGCGGGGTTCTTACATTTCACCCACAAACCGTGGGCGCAGGCTTCGGGAGCCGCCCACACGGGCAGCGCTCTGCCGCAGAAGGGGCAGGGCACCGGGGCGCGGGAATCAACCGAAGCGGTCGAGGAAAGCGTCCTCGTGCTCTTGCAGGGTTTCGCGCCGCTTCACCCCCTTCAGCCCATCCGGCAGGGCAAAACGCTCTTTCAGGGTCTCGTAGTAGTCCCGGTCGGCTCTGTCCATATCGGAGGTATCCTTGCCCCGGATCTCCACGATCTTGCCCAGCGACGTTTCCGGCGGCAGGGCATGAAGCAGTGCTTTGAAGCGCCACCAGTGCACCTTGTCAGCGGTCAGGTCGATGCCGTAGGCCTGCTGAAAGGCCCCCACGATGTAGTCAGCATCGCACCGGTAGTCCAGCACAGGCTCGTCCTGTGGGTCGCTGCTGCTGCCAGTCCCGGTGCGCTCCTCGTCCTCGGGGCCGCCGCCCTGGCAGAAGCGCACCAGAGATTCAAAGGCTTCCTGGTACTGCACTCCGGGCACCGGCTCTACAAAGAACCGCTGAACGGCTTCACAAATCATCCGGGCGCTGTCCTCGTCAGTCTTGGCGCGGCGGGTGCGGATCAGCAGCCAGATCATGGGCCGGAAGTCAGGGTCGATGGCGCGGCCCTCCCACTCGGTGGGCAGGGTGTCCGTCAGCAGGTCATGCATTGTCCAGTGCCTCAAGCTCTGCCTTCAGCTGGGCACGGCGGGCGGCCTTTGCCGCTTCCTGTGCTCGGAAATCCACCACGGCGGGATGTGCCTTGACTGCGGCCCGGCGCTGCTCACGGTTCATGGGGGCAGGGATGGCCTGTGCTGCCGAAACCTGTGCTGCCGAAACCTGTGCTGCCGAAACCTGCGCCCGCTCCTCGGTGGGGTGGATCAGCGCGCTGGCACTGGCCTTTTCTGCGGCCATGGCCTCGGCAAAGGCCTTGCTGACCGTCAGGCAGGCGTTGAAGTTGCTGCCGTCCAGCCCCAGCTTCTCAGAAGCACCCTCGCCTAGAACTTCGTCCAGGTAGTCCATAAAGATGCGGCACTGGAAGCGCAGCCAGGCAGGGTAATCGCTCTCGGGAGTGTAGCGGCTGCCCTCCGTCCGAGCACGTTCCTGCTGCCGGGTCTGTGCAGCCAGCATCCGATCCACGTCGTTGGCGTTCAGGGTGGAAAAATCAAATTCAATGCCGTTGATGATCATGGAAAATCCTCCTGTTACAAAAAGGGCCCCCGTTCACCGGGGAACGAGGGCTGTGTGGTGTTGTTATCAGACCTTGGCAGCCTTGGTGGACTGCGTGTCGGCCTGAGTCAGGGTCAGGTAGTTGAACTCAGCCGGAACGCCAACACCCTTCACGTCGCAGGCAAAACCTGCGGAGTTGCTGGCGGAGCCGCTTGCATCGGAAGTGACGATAAAGGCAGCTGCGCCCTTCTCGCCCTTGCCGGTCTTTGCGCTGAAGTAGATATAAGGGAAAACCACCTCAGTGCCGGAGCCGAACTTGATCTTGTGGGAGAGCAGGAAATCCTGCGCAGGGTCGCCCACGCAGCGGTTACCGTTCAGGGAGAAGGTGCGCTGGGTCTCGCCCTTCTCGGTGACAGTGCCTGCGCGGATATAGGCCACGTCCTCGGTGGAAGCGTTCAGGGCACCGGAGTGCTCCTTGACACGCTCTGCAAACACGACCCAGTCGCTCTCCTTGGTCTGGGTGGAGGCATCGGTCTGGATTGCAAAGATGAAGTCATCGGCTTTTTCGGTGCCGGTGTAGTCCGCGCTGGGCACGAGGCCCTTCTTGGTCTTGAGCGCGGTCAGGGTTTCGGAAACAGTCATAGGGTTATCTCCCTTCCTGATAGTATTGAAGTTGAAGCTGAATTTGGAATCGGCAGGTGTTGGCATCCTGGTTCAGGATGTACCCCGGGGAAAGGCACACCACAGCCTCTGCCTTTTTATCACCTGCCAGCTTGGGCAGATTCTGCGCGGAGGTCTGCGTCTCCACCCAGTCGGCGAAGTCGTCCCAGAAGGAGCTGTTCGCGGCCTGCTCCACCACGTTCTGGGTGTAGCTCATCCGAGAAGCCAAGACGTAGTTCTTGGCCCTCAAGCTGCCCCTGATGTACTGCTCCAGAATCGGCGCGGTCGGGGTGCTCTCCAGGGAGAACTGACAGGGCTCTGCGCCCAGATAGTCGATGGAGAACGCCACATCGCCGTCGTTCAGAGAAGCGGCAAGCGGGCAGGAGGCCAGCCATTCCAGCATGGCCTGAATGTCGGGGGTTTTGGTTTCGTTCATTTCAGCTCCTTCTGCGCCCTGGCCTTGACAAAGGAGATGAACTCCTGCCCGTGGTCATTGACACAACGTTCGCCCCAGTGGGGGCCTCGTCCGTCCTCCCGCACGCCCCGGCCACAGGGCAGCCGGTAGTACTGGGCGGCGGCGTAGGGCGTGGCCTGCACGATCTGCCCACTGCCGAGAACGGTATGATCGTTCGTGCTGCCTGCCAGAGCGCCGGTGCGCAGGGGGATGTATGGTTTTACCAGCCGGACAAATTCGCCGTCGGCCTCCTTCTGGAGCCGTTCAAAGGCTTCTGTGTACTGCCCGGCGAGGTCTGCTTTCCAGCAGATGCCGAGGTTCAGGTTGCCCTTCTGCCCCAGCTTGACATCTGCGGGCTGGTTGATCTTCAGCAGAGGGTTGGCCATCAGCTCACCTCCACATACCAGTGAGGGCAACGTCCGCTGCGGTTGTCCTGGACGCACGTTACCGTCCCGGTGCGCCCGCTTGGTAGAAGCACCTTGTCCTCCAGCGCTACTGTCCACCGACGGTCCCGGAGCGCGGCCTCTGCGGCCTTGAATGCCTCGGGGGTGAGGAACGTGCTGCCAGCCGGATTGGGGCTCTCAGCAGCCCCCTCCGGGGCTGCTGTGGTGTGGCCGGGAAAGATGCAGAACGAAGTCTGCTCCTGCCGGGCAAAGCCGGGGGTCTCTACGTGAGCGCTGCTGACTTCACGACAGCTGACACCGGACAGTACTGTGGTGTAGCTCTTGCTCACAGTGCCCTTGCGGATGATGTGAGTGATGGTGACAGTCTGGTCTGCGCCGAGAGGCTTTCGCATCGGTTGACCTCCCTTCAGCGTCTGCGGGGCGGGTGGTACACGCCGCCCTGGTACAGCATCCAGCGGGTAACCGGGGCGCTCAGGGTCTGCTCCACGATCTGCTGCTGCCGTGCGCCGAGGTAGGATTGCATATCCAGCCCGGATGCATAGCTCTCAGTGTACCCGTGGTTGCTGACGTTGGTCACACCGTCCCAGCTGGCGCTGACCTCTTCTGAGAGGGCCACCAGCCGGGCCTGGCACAGGGCCAGAAGCTCTGTCTGCTCCGGCTCAGCTGCGATGCTGGCGCACCAACGTGTAGCGTTCTCGATGAAGAGCGCCGCGTCGATGGCCATTGGCGTGAACTGCGGCTCAGTCAGACTGCTGTCTGGGTACTTCTCCTTGAAATCGGAGTAGGTCAGCCAGCTGTCCATAGGTTACGCCTCGGCAAAGTTCGCCTTGGGAATGGTGATCTTACCCATGCGGACGTTCTTGTGGTCAAACTTCAGCTTCCAGTTGGTGGAAGTGGTGAACTCTGCGTCGGTGGGGGTCTCCTTAGCAATCTTATCCGCGTCGAAGCTCAGACCGTTGGGGTGCAGGATGAAGGCGCGGTTGTTGTACAGGATGTCCGTACCGCCTGCCTTGGCTGCATCGTACTCGGTGGTGTCCGGGGAGATGACCTTGGGGTTTGCGGTCAGAACGGAACCCTGACCCAGCAGGAAGGTGTTGTAGTTGGTGCCGTCATCGGTGCCGCGGTCGTTCTCGATGACGACCAGGCCGTTGATGGTGGGCAGGCTGACTTCCTTCTGGAGCACATTGGTGATGGTGTACTTGTTGTAGTTCAGCAGGCCCAGCTTCTTATACTCGGCCATGATCTTGGAGTGCACCACCAGCAGGCCGAACTTGCCGGAGAAATCGCCCAGGGCGCTCTGCTGCACGTCGATCAGCTGGTTTGCGGTCACGCCGCCGGTCTTGACGGTCAGAGAGTGGTTCTCCAGGCCGGTAACGCCCAGAGCGGCGTTGACCAGCTTGACCAGCAGGCCCTGCTTGTACATGCGCCAGTAGCGGCCAGTGTTGCGGGCCACAGCAGCCATAGGATCAGCCGCGGTCAGCTCACGGGTCAGCTCGGTGGCTTTCCAGGCCTTCATGCGGTCGATACGAATCCAGCTCTGCTTGCCGCCGGAGATCTCGGTGGGCACGTTGTCGGCCACGCCGTCGCGCACCAGAGGAGCGTCCTGATCGGGGTCGAGGGGGTTGTAAAAGCGGATGGTACCCTGCACGCCGCCGTTGTCCAGGGCGGAGGCCATGCTCTGGTCGTTGGCCAGAATGCCGGATGCAAGGATGGAATCGGAGAAGGTGGCCTCCTGATCTACGAAGCCCTGATAGACCTCGGGGTCAAACGGGAAGCCGCCAAAAGTGCCGGTGATAGGCATAGCTCATTACCTCGTTAGTGTCGTGCAGCCCTCACCAGTGTGGAGAGCTGCTGGAAAAGCGCCGGGTTGCGGGTGCGCAGGGCCATGCGCTCGGCACCGGTCATCTGGAGAAACTCCTGCAGGGTGGGCTGTGCACTGCCACCCTGGCTGCGGGGCTTCGGGACGATGATCGGGTTGCCCTGGGGCTCGTTGCCCGGCTGCGGTTCGGAGCCGCCATCCTGCGGGGCGGGGGAGCCCTGCTGGAAAAGGTACGGCTTGCGGGATTTGAGATCAGCGAATGCCTGCTTGACATCCTCCGCCTGATTCTTGCTCTCACGCAGTGTAGCTCTGTCCGGCAGCAGCTGGATCACGTCCGCCTCATCCAGAGCGCCTGCCTCCCGGGCAGCGCTGCGTAGCACGTTGTTGAATGCGTACTCGGCAGCCTGGGTGTTCAGCTGGTTCGTCAGGTTGGTGATCTGACTGCGCAGGTCGTTGACATCCACGCCCTCAAAGGCGGCCAGTCCCTGCTGAGCGGTGGCCAGCTGCGCCTGCAGGCCCTGTACAGTGGCCTGGTAGGTGGCTGCGTCCTGCCCGTGCAGGCGCATGATCTCGTTGATCTGCTCCTCGGTCAGACCTTCGATGGCTCTCAAATCATCACGTTTCATGGTTTTACCTCCCGGAGGGCGTACAGCAGATGTTTCGCGCTGCCGGTCGCGGTGCCCTCTGCGCCGCTTATACACCGGGCGCGTGGTGTAATCTGGGATTATCGTATCACAAACCAGGGGCCCAAAACGTTACGACTTGAGCGCTGCGTACCTGAAACAAAGCATACAAAAATTCCTATAAACCCTACGCGGGCGGGCATCAAGCGTGCCCTCGCGTGTATGTATTCTTATTTTCTTCTATTCAGGGTCAGGATAAGAGTTTGAGTAGACATTGTATGTTTTGGCCTGAAAACCCGCATGAACACTCACTTTTTCGTGACTACAAAGTTTGTATTGCGCTGAATGTTGCGACAAGCTAGAATTTTGTTGCAACCGTATACAAGCAAAACGCCCCGCGCCGGGAGGTTTGTCCTCTTCAGCGCGGGGCGTTTTGCGGTGTAGCGGTCACTCCTCGTCCGGTGCGAGGATAAGCTGGGAGCCGTCCGGGAGGATGAACGCCAGCTTTGCGCCGCAGAGGGCGGCGGCCTTGGCGAGGTCTCTGGCCGACCAGCTGTCCCGTCTCAGCTTGTTGCTCATGGCCTGCGGGGTGGTCATCCCGAAAGCGGCGGCGAAGGTGTTCTGGTCGGTCTCGGTCAGCTCCAGAAGAGCCTTTACTCGGCTTGATGTGGTCATCTCGGGTCACTCCTTTCTGCCACAAGGATATGACTTGCCGGGGCAAAAGTCAACAACAAAAAGAAATTAAAAAATAAATCAAAAACAACTTGATTTTGTTTCCGCGCAGAGGTAACATACAGCCACCGAAAGGGTTTTGGGATAAAAATAACGGAGGAAAACGAAAAATGAGATGTGATGATTGGGCATCCGCAGCGGCGCTGTATGACGGCGGCTGGCGGGCAGAAGACCGGGACGAGCTTGTAGCGGAGTACGACCTCTCCGAAGAAGAGGCAGACGCAATCTGCGAGGATCTCCGCAGGATGGATGAGAAGGAGGATTGAACCATGAAGAAAGATGAACTGCGCCGCCACCTGGGCACCGTAACCCTCGGGCTGGATACTCAGTGGGGCCTCATGCACCGGCAGGACTTGGATGACAGCACTCGGGTGGCTGCCGCTGGGCAGTATCAGGGGATGCTCTTCACCATCACTGCTCTGGGCGGTGATTGGCTGCGGGATGACAACAACAAGCATCGGGTGTTCCTGATGGGCGAATCCAGCCGGGACACCGACGAGTACAACAGCAAGGAGGACTGAACCATGAAAGAGCGTGCATTGACCTACGAGGAGTTCATCGCACTGGCCAAGGCAAACTATACCAAGGGCGGCGATGGCTACGTCGAGTGCTGGGATGACCGCACCTTCACCTACTTCGTGAAGGAGTTCGGGCCCATCACCAAGACCCAGGCGCTGCAGATGTTCGCTGCGGCATTCGACGAAGAGAAGGAAGAACGGGCAATCGCCCAGGCAGCTGCGAAAGGAGAATGGTAACCATGAAGAAGCTGAACATCACTTACGACACCGCAGAGATCGAGAACGGTGAGAAGATCGTCGGGGAGACCTGCTACACCGTCACAATGCAGGACGCGCTGGCCGAGCAGCTGCTCCGTGACCCCGGCTCCTGCGGGGCCATCGATATGGCCCACCTCGAGTTCCTGCTCCAGAGCGTGGAGATCCTGCAGGGCCGGAGATTCGTGGACGGCAGCATCAAACACTATGAACTGGTAAAGGAGGGCTGATCTATGAAAACAAGCGCATTCAACCGCATTTATGCGGAAGCCCAGCACGTCAATATCCAGAGCAGCGAGTGGTTCAACTTCGCCGGATTCTTCTGGATGCAGTGCACCGAGCACCAGCTGTCGAAGATGCGGGAGCTGCTCCGGGCACAGGGTTGCAAGACCGTGCAGAAGGACGATGGTGTGTGGTTCGCATTGGACAACGGCATTCTGATTAAGGCAAATTGAGGAGGGCTGATCTATGAAGAAAGTCAACTGGAAGGTGTACGGCGAAGCGCTGGATGCACTTCAGGCGCAGTTCTCTGCGGAGGACGGCATCCAGATCCACAACTGCAACTTTGCTCGGCAGGGTACCCCGGTGAAGATGGGTGTCCAGTGGGCCTCCCTCGGAACCAAGAGCCCGGAGGAGGCTGCCGAGTATGCAGACCGGATTCTGGATGCTGCCATGGCGGCAGAGCACTTCGTGTATAACGGCTACGTGGTGGACTATAAGGGAGGCGATCAGTGATGCGTGGATTCCGTGCGGAGATGGGCGGTCAGTTCTGGCACGAGGGTCAGGCTGAGCGGCGCGGTCACTGGTTCGCATACCATTCAATCGGTAGGGATGTATAAGGGGTGAAATGATGGAATCTTTACATTTTAAGGTCGATAAGGTCGATTCGCCTGCAAACTTTGTTAAGCTGGCCTGTACAATTCTTTTTGAGCGAAAAGAAGAACTGGTGAAGGAGTACGGCTCAGTTTGGCATGATGTGTTTGACGGGAAATCTGGGGATCAGCGTTTTCAGCAGTTCATGGAAGAACTATTCCCGGATGGATGTACCATCGGAGAACGGGAGCTGAATCGGCTGACGGATCAGGCGATTCGGTTTTTGAAAACAGATACGGTTTGCCTCGACTTGAAAGCGGGATACGACAAGATGCGGTTTACTTTCTGGGTGTACTTCATTCCAGAGCATAAGGTTTATCCGTGTCAGTTTTCACAGCACGAAGAAACCGTCATTGATATACTGGTTAATTTTTTCGGCGTGAATGTGCAGAAGTATAGCGTGGATAGCTTGCAAAAATTTATACTTGGCGCATTTCAGATTCAGTCCAATAATACTTCTGTGCGAGCCATTGCTGATGATTCTGCGTATATTCAGCGGACGGTGTATTATAGGGCTGATGGGTTACGCAGAGCCGGTAAATAAGTAACAGAAAAGGCCCGTAGGCGTTTAACCTACGGGCCTTTTCTACTGTCATCACGAAACACATCTTGATGAGCCGCACATTGAGTTCGTATGTGCGCGTTATGGAGGTGCATTCCTTCAGGGCGTTTTCGATGTTTTATTTATCGGACTTTCTCGAGCTCGCCGGTTTCGATGTTCACAAAATATTCGGCCAGCACAGTTCCGCTGCCCAGCATCTTTGCGTCGTGCTCTTCCTTGGCAACGTACTCCTGTACGGTTACGTCCAGGTCGCCGCCCATCACCATGATTTTGGTGGTCGTGTTGTAGTTGAAGTTAACGATGAAGTGAATCTCGCTGTCGTCCGTGAAATATTGCTTGTAGTAGTCCAGGGCATACTCGCTCATGTCGATGTTCTCTGCGATCAGCGAAATACGCCATTTCCCGGTGGTATCATTCCGGACTTTATCCGCTCTAAAGCTGATGCCATCCAGCGGCGAGGATTCTGTGCTGGCGGGTTTTGCCTCTGGTGCGGTGCTCTCGGCCACGGAACTGGCCGGGACGCTGGATGCCACGCTGCTTGCAGTGCTGGAAGCGCTGCTGCCACAGGCGGTCAAGCTGACGGCCAGCGCGAGCAGGACGATGCCCGCCTGGACATGGTTCTTGATTTTCATAGGGTGAGACCTCCTTTATTCTGGCCTGAAGTATAACACGGCCTTTTCAGAAAGTCCAGCACGACTCATTTTCTCGCCTGGGCTGCTGCGCTGGAGGCCTCGCTGCGGCCAAAGCCGGGCACGCTTTCTCGCAGCTGATACTGCTTGAGCCCGGTCTGCTGGAGGAAGTCCTTCAGCTTGTCTCGAGAGGCCGCCAGCTTGGCCGCTGCGGCCTTTTCTGTGTCCTTCTGGCCGCTTTCCTTGGCAACCAGAAAGGCCCGTTTCTCGGCCCTGATCTGGCGCTCCTGGGCACGCTGTATCTGGGTTGCTTTGTACCGTCCGATCTCCTTGCCGTTGTAGGATACAGTAGCTGCGTTGATTGCGGCCAGCCTCTCGGGCGTGTAGCTTCGCACACTTGCGCCCTCCCAGTACATGCTCCAGTTGTGAGCGCAGTTGGCCCCCATAAAGCCGCGCACGTCTCCGTAGCCGATGTCGTCCAGTGAGAGGTAGCCGTGCTTGCCGCTCCGGCTGACAATCTGGCCCTGCCACCAGCTGTGGTTTGTCAGGTTCTGCCCGCCGTCCCCGGTGCGCGCACCGACGTGGGCATCCAGCTCCATCAGGTCGCACTCCAACTGATCCGCGTTAAAGCGGGTGATCTCTCCGGCGGTTTGGTTGATACCGGTGCGGGTGGCCCGAAGAACCACCACGTCCAGACTGTCCATGTGGCCGCTGGGATAGGTGATGGCCCCCACGCCCTTGGCCGCCAGCTCGTTGAGCGCCCGCCTGGCAGAATCGTCCGAGCTGAACGCTCCGCTGACGGCATCGGCGTGGGCCATGTCGAGGTAATACGCCAGCTGCCGCTGGGTGGTCTCCACCATGTTCTGGTTGCCCATCACGGCCCGGGTCTGGGTCAGATTGTACAGGGTGTTCATGGTGCGCCGATAGCCGCTCTGGATGATCTGCTGTGCCTCTTCGCTCTCGCCAAGAGGGGCCAGAGAGCGGCCTGCTGCGGCTGCATCCTGCACGTCGATGCCGTAGGCCTGTTTCATTGCCTGGGCAAACACAGCGGCCTCCTGGGGCCCCAGCTGCTGCACGATGGCCTGCATCTGCTGGAGGAGGTATGCACGGCTGGCTCCCAGCGCCTGGGCGCGGTAGCTTTGCCATTGTGCGGTTGCCGTAACGCTGCCGGTCTTGACGATCCGGCGCACCATGTCACGCAGGATGCGCTCGCTCAGCTCGTCCCACGGTGCTGCCATGAGCCCGGCATAGCCGTTGACCTCGTCCGGTGTCAGCATGGGTGCACCTCATGCTTGCCGCCTGTCTGGGTCACCGTGAAGCCCAGAAGCTCGGCGGTGTGTACTGCCTCGTGATACTGGCCCCACACAGCGGGGTCTCGCAAAATGCGGGCGTTGGCTGCCAGAAAATCCAGCCGGTCAGCTGCCTGCGCCATCCGCTCGGCCTGCAGGGCCCTATTGGTTTTAGCCGTCGCCATTGTCCAGCACTCCCTTCAAGATATCCGCAGCCCCGGCCTCCTGCTGAATGGCCCGCACTGCCTGTGTAGCGGTCTCCTCATCTTCACCAAAGAAGTGCATCCGGTACTCTGCCTTGCTGCGGAGACCCATGCTGACCTCCTGCTGCCACTGGGCCATCTCGGTGAGCCGGTCGAGGATGATGCTGTCATCCCACTTGAAGGCAATGTTCAGCTTGCCCTTGCCCGGCGCTCCGGGGATGTGGTCGGCCCAATAGTCTAAGGCACTGATCAGCCCTCGCAGCGCGTCCTCCAGTGCTGCCTGAAGGTCGGACACCGTGGCGTACAGCTTCTGCTTGCTGTTGACAATCTCGGTGGCGGTCTTTTCTACGTCCGCTACCTGCGAGATCACACCAAAGCTCAGGCCCGCATGGCTTTCCACGTTGCGCAGATACTGGTTCAGACCGGTCAGGTAGCTTCCGTCCCGCAGGGCGGGGGAGAACACCTGATAGAAAGGGGTGCTGTCGGTGATGCCGGTGTTGACGTTGATGCCGTGGAACAGCCGCTCTCTGTGGTGCGGGGCAGTGTGGTCAATGGCTTCCGGCGGTACGCCGTATTCCTTCAGCGCCTGCGCCTTGGAGAGCTGCTGCCCGGTGGCGCTGGGCTTGAGGAACTTCTCGTCGGTGTCCACGGCCAGTTCTCCGCCCTCGTACTCCCAGTCCAGCCGGGTGTACTGCTCGTCGGCATCAATGATCTGCCTGCGGGCGGGCTCGAACACGGCAGCCCCCAGCTCACTATCGGGATCAACGCTGTTGACGATAGGGGTCACGAAATAGCCCACGGGCAGCGTCTCCTGCCCGGTCAGATAGGCTACGGGCTCGATCTCGTCCCACTCCGGGCGGATGCTCAGATCCTCCGGGCTGCCGAGGCTGTCCTGGGTCGCACTGCGGAAGGCAAGGTTTACCACCTTGATGCAGGGAAACTGTGTAGGTGCTGCGAGGTCATAGTCCTCCAGTTGCGCCAGCTCGGCATCTCGCAGATCCTGTCGGCGCTCCAGAACGTGCATCCACTCCAAACGGTGGTAGTAGCTGTCGTCCTCCTGGATGGTGTCGATGAACACGCCCTCGGTCAAACTGCCCTCGACATCGTGGGCGACCGGGAAGTACCGGGTTGCGTTTGCAAAAGAGATGCCCAGCTTGTTGCCGCTCTGGTAGGGTTTCCAGATGCCGCTGCCCAGGGCCAGCGCCACCGTAAAAATGCGCCGTTTGCGGGGCGTGAGCACCCGCTGCAGCCGGGTGTTGATCCAATCCGCGCGGTCACTGCCCTCCACTGTGGCTTCCAGCTCGAGTGTCGTCAGCCGGGCCAGCTCGGCGCAGATCAGCGCGGGCAGGTCGAGGGTCAGGGTCTCCGGGTTCTTGTCCAGCGGCAGGCCGTTGATGGCTGCATCGTACCAATCCTCGATAGCCCGCTGCATCCGGTCAGTGACAAGGGTCTTGCAACCGATGATATTCTCAATATCTGCGTGGTTTATCATGCGTTTTGAACACCTCTCTTTTGCCAGACGGGCTCCATGGCGTAGCGTGTCATATCGATGCTGTGGTTCGCTGCATCAACATACCCCGGCATCACGTCGCCGGTCTTTTTGTCGATGGCGTACTCATACTCGGAAAACTCCCGGGCCGTCCACGGACAGCGCTGGGGGTCAATGACGATCTTTGCGCGGCTTTGCAGCCACTTCATGCCGTCGGTGACGGACGTGCCGCCGTGTGCTGCGTACTTCCGGCAGCCCCGCAGCCGGTCAAAGCCCAGATCGCGCAGTGTAGCGATTGAGCGATTGGCCGCACTATCGCCGATGATCTCGTCGTGCAGGTGTCGGCGCAGTGCCTCGGCCAGCTGGGCATCGGTCTCCTTCTGCGCCCTGTGCTCCTCGAAGATGTACAGGGTCTGCTGGGCGTGCTGATAGGCCATGCCGCCAAAGTGGTTCGGGTCGGGATACCAGCCGAAGTCCAGGCCGTAGTAGCGGCGGTCGAAGCCTGCGATCTCCTCACTGGTGATGGGCCGCAGCTCCAGATTCTCAAACACGGCAGTGCCACAGCCCACGACCTCGCCCAGATACTCGTGGGCGTAGGCCACCGGGTCGCGCTGCTTCAGGGTCTCTGCGTCATCGTAGAAGCGGGGGCCCAGCCACTCGGGCGGGGTGGTCAGGTAGGTTGTGTGATGCCGGAACTGCTTCGGCTTTGCCTCCCGCTTGTACCGGTTGACCCAATGCCGCGCCATGGCGGGGGAGTTGAAGGTCTTGAAAGAAAAGCTGAAGGGGCCACCACGGAACACCGACTGCTCTACGTTTCGTATCTCTTCGGGCCCATCGTATTGGTCGAACTCCTCAAAATGCATCACACCGAAATAGCCAAACGGAACAGCGATGGATTTCAACTTGCCAGGGTCGTCCAGACCGTAGAACTGGATGGTCTGCCCGGTGGGAACATAGGTCAGAGTGTACGGCTTCTTGGTCTGCTTCCAGAGATGCCGGATGCCCATCCGGTCAATCACGCGGTTGTACTCCGGCCAGACGCTGGTGGCAATGGTGTTGCCGACCTTGCGCAGGACGACCGCGTGGATGTTCGGCACCCGCATGACGAGTAGCACCACTTCGGTGGCTGCAAAGGTGGACTTCAAGCTGCCGCGTCCACCATCGCCCAGATACTCGTTATACTCACCTGACCAGATGGCGGTGTGGGCGGCGTAGTATTCAGGGATGATCAGGCTGCTGAGTTTCAGTTGCTGCTTGAGCAGGTTTGGGGGCTGCCGTCTTTGGTATGTCATCCACGAACACCACCTTTCCATCGTAGCCGCGCAGCTCTGGGTGCTCGCTCCAGTGCTCGGGGTCACGGTTTTTCAAAAAGAAACACATTGCGCCCAGGTCTCCGCTCTGGGCTTTCTTGAACAGGGCATTCTCCACGCTGGCCAGCGCGGCCTCTGCACCTACGCTGATTGCCTTCTTGATACGCGGGTCTTGAGTGCACCAGCGCCGGAAAGTGCGCACCGGTACGCCGATCTGCTCGCAGATCTCCGCCTGCGTCAGGCCGTGCATTGCCAGCCGCTGCAGACGCAGCAGTCCGCTGGGGCTGTTCCATTTTCCGATTTGGGATTCTCGTGCCAAGGTTTCACCTCCGTATGAGAAAACGGCGCACACTGGTTCCACTCTGGAGGAACCCTACGGGCGGAGGATGACCCGAGTGTGCACCGTTTTGGCTATGAAAAATGCCGGGGCGGGAAAGGAGTAGAAAACCGGCCCCGGCAGGGGAATGGTTATTTCAGACGGACGGCCTTTTCACCGGTGAAGTCCTCCCAGCGCTGGACGATCACGTCCACATAGCGCGGGTCGTACTCCATGGTGTAGCACTTCCGGCTCAGCTGCTCACAAGCGATCAGCGTAGAACCGCTGCCGCCGAACAGATCGAGCACGGTCTGCCCAGGCAGGGAGCTGTTTTTGATCAACTTGCCGCAGAGCACCACCGGCTTCATGGTGGGGTGCTCTGCATTGCGGGGCGGCTTGTCACAGCGGATGACGCTGCTGGGCTTCTGGGTCAGCAGCTCCTGGGCTTTGATGGCCCACTCCAGCAGCTGGTCTTTCTTCATGTGCCGCAGGTCGTCTGGCTTTGCGTCGTCGATGACAGTGGTCTGGCTGCGGTCGTTGACAAAGTAGTGGTTTGCGCCGGGCTTCCAGCCATACAGGCAGGGCTCGTGCTGCCACTGGTAGTCGCTGTGGCCGAGAACGAGGCTGTTCTTGACCCAGACCAGACATCCGTGCAGGCCCCAGCCTGCCTCCCGGAACATGGCCCGGAAGGCCTCGCCCTCCGTGTCTGCGTGGAATATGTACGCGCTGGCACCGGTGCGGCAGGCCTCAAAGGCCCGACTATATGCCTGAAGCAGGAACTGCCGGAACTGGCTTTCTGCCATGTTGTCGTTCTCGATCTTCTTGCCGTTCGAGCCCTGATAGTTCACGTTGTAGGGCGGGTCGGTGAGCAGCAGGTCGGCCAGCTGGCCGTCCATGAGCTGCTCCACGTCCTGCGGGCTGGTGCTGTCGCCGCACATGACCCGGTGTTCGCCCAGCAGCCAGATGTCTCCCCGCTGGGTGACCGGCTGCTCCGGGGGCTCTGCGCTGAAGTCGTCCTCCTTGACCTCCTCGTCGATCTTGATCTGGAGGTTCAGGCCGAAGTCGGTCATATCGTAGTCGATGCCGGTCAGCTCCTGCACCAGAAGCTGCAGATCCCACTCGGCAACTTCGCCGGTGGAGTTGTCTGCGATGCGCAGAGCCTTGACCTTTTCCGGGTCGAGCTCTGCCGCAACGATGACCGGCACCTCCTGCAACTTGAGCCTCCGGGCGGCCTTGTACCGGGTGTGCCCTGCGATGATCACGCCGTCCCTGTCCACGATGATGGGGGACTGAAAGCCAAACTCTTTGATGCTGTTGGCGACGGCTTTTGCAGCCTCATCATTGCGCCGGGGGTTGTTGTCATAGGGGCGGATTTCGTCCAGCCGTTTGTACTCGATTTGGTGTTTCACGCTCTCCATGCAATCCCTCCGGGCAAATAAAAATAGGCTCTCTGGCAATTGTACCAGAGAACCTATGGCAAAACGTTACGACTTACTTTTTGGCTTTCGCCTTGGTGGTCTTGGGCTTGGCCTTTGCGGCCTTGTCCAGCTTGGCGTAGGGGTCTTTCCAGCCCTTGGGGAGATCACTTTTTTCAATGCGTCCGGTGTGAGCGTCCCATTCCATGGCTGCAACAGAGCGGCAGTCCCGGAGTTCACCGGGGGTCTTGGCCTTTTTCCGGAGTTCTGCTTCTCGGGTAGAGATGAATGCCTCTACTTGGTTGTTGGTGTAATTTGCCATGGTCGTCCTCCTTGTTCTCACCAGTTGGTGCCCTTTCGCTCGACCTGTTGTCTGCTCTTGATCGTGGAACAGATGGTCAGGGCTTTTCGACTGTATGCGACTTTGTATCCCCAGTCTCCGTTGTCGTACGCATTGTAGCCGGAGCTTGTCAGCCATATAGTTTTCAATTCGCTTTTACCCCACTGCGTATTTGTATGGCTGCTGATTAGGTATTGGTACGTCTTGGGGTGCTTTGTCTCGAAATTGATTCTGGCTTGTTTTAGATCAGCGGCTTTGGCTATGCGCGCATGGTTATTCAGGAACATCTTTACCTGAGAGCCGTGCGTGCCTGCATACACAGTGGCGTTACCAACAGCGTCATAGTCGAGGTAGGTGCCGCTCCCGTGGGTGCCGAAAGAAGCAAATGCGGTTTTGCCTGTTTGAAGCTGCTGCAGGGTCTTTACTGCCGTTGTCGCCTTGCCGTCATAGGGGGCATCACTGTGGTACAGTTTGTTTGCGCCTGCTTTGCGGCGGGCCTTGCCGAAAGCCACATCATCCAGAACCTCGGGCATCTCGTTTGCCAGTCCGGTGGCATTCAACCATCGTTGACAGAAGGTGTCATTCTGGGTGCCATCCGTTGCGATGGGCTGCGCAGCAATCGCCTTGACCGTTTCCAGCGCATCCTGATCACTCATCTGCATCAGGGCCGCCGGGTTGCCCTTGATCTGTGCCAGCAGCTGCTGCTGGCGGGTCTGGGGTGCAGCCTGCGCCGGTGCTGCTGCTTTCGCTGCACCGCCTGCGCTGCCGCCTCCGCCCATGCCGTGGCTGCCGCCCATGCTTCCGCCTCTGCCTCCCATGTGAATCCTCCCTTGGCCGTGAATTTCTCGGTCAAGAGTAACATGAAAAGCGGGGGCAAAACGTTATGACTTACTTTTTCTTGGGTTTCGCCTTGGTGGCTTTCTTCTTGGCTGCGGGCTTCTCCATGCCCAGATTGGGGAAGGGGCGGCTCGTTTTCGGGGTGTCAAGAGGCCGGAACTTCTGCTCTGCGGTTTCGATCTCTTTCAACTTCTGTGCGGAAATTTTCGCCATAGTGAGATACCTCCAATTTAATTTTACCACACTTCGATTTCCAGTTCAATCACGCGCTTGCCAGAGCCGAGGGTGTGCGAGGGCCCGGTGCGGGTAGACCGGACACCGGTGATTTTGTGGTGTGTGCCAACGGCCAGAACGGCTTCCGACTGGCTGGGCTGGATGAACGCCGCCCGGGTGCTCTTGGCGGTGTGATACCGGATCAGCACCTCACGGTTACCGGAAACGGAGCCACCCTGGCCATGTTTGCCGGTGCTTCGCCTGCCGCCGGGCTGCGGCCAGAAGGGGTTGTCCCGGCTGTCGTAGGCTGTGGACTCCAGACAGTCGTTCGTCCAGGTCTTGCCCACCAGCGCCTTGCGCAGCTGGCTGTCGCTCATGCTCTGGTAGTTGTTGATCTTCAGGCGCTTCAGGAAATCGTCGTGGTCGGCGCGGTACAGGGTGGTTTCCTGCCCGATGGGCTTTGCCAGCTTGTCCACTGCATCCATCATGGCCTGCTGCCGCTTAGTCAGGGGCAGCCCGTTGGCTGCTGCCCAGTTGGCGTTCTGGCTCAACGCCTTGCCGTTGCTCTGCATGACCGGGTTGATGTAGTCGGTCACGCCTGCTGCCAGTGCCGGGTCACGCATCATCTGCCGCTGTGCGGCGCTCTCCATCGCGGAGACCTGCTGCGGTGTCAGGTGGCCGAAGCCGTTTGCACCGGTGGGCGGGCCTGCCTGCTGGGGCGCTGCTTGAACTGCCGGTGCTGCCTGAACAGCAGGTGCCGCCTGAATCGTGGGCATTGCCTGTGCGGCTGCTGCGGGCGCTCCTGCGCCGCCTCCCATGCCCTGGGAACCTTTCATGCTGCTGCCTCTGCCGCCCATTACTGCGCCTCCTCTCTGGCCCTGACGCGGG